ATGTTGTCTTTCATATATAAGCTAGACCCAATCAAAGAATGAAAATCAGGCACTATATTATCAATGACATAATCCTTAACCCCGTCAGAGGTGTATAAAACACCATCACGGGTCAAAGCTTGCCAGTCAGCGTGTCGCATCAGACTTGAGAGCGTGGACTTTACCACGCTTGCAAATAACTGGTCATTTTGCGAGGTGGTATTGAATAAATCTCTCGGTCTCGCAACCGCACAAATATCCGCCGCCTCTTGTGCTATCTCTAAAATGTTCATTTCTGTTCTTTCAAAGCTTTGTTTTCTTCTTCAAGTTTGGAAATTCTTGCTTTTAGTTTTTTGACTTCCTTTTCATAATCAGCAATAACCTGATTGTTTTTAGAAATGTCCAAAAACTTTTTAGCAAGAGCAACTTCCATCTCTAAATTGATCGAATGTGCTTTATCCTCATCAAGTCCGGCTAAATCCTCAACCGTAAATATCCCTCTTGATGCACAAGCCTCAATCTGTGGCAAGCTCAAAAAGGCAAACATATTCAAAGGCGTTCCCTCTTTGGCTTTTTCCTTTTTAACCGTATAAAAACTGTATTCTCTCGGGAATCTTGCAAAGTCTTCCCTTGTCGCCCTCCGGTCTGCAATCTCGTGGCTGTCTTTTACTCTGATTTCAACATAAACCACTTCTTGAAATTCAGGCAGACCATTCTCTAAAATCTTTCCTGTCTTAATGAATTTATCATAAAATCTAGCAAACACGCCTTGTTCCGTGCTACCCTTTTGCAAATAATTTTGAAACATCGAAAAATCAATATCCATAATTTCCTCCTAAAAAAAGGGGGCGAGTTGCCCCGCCCCTCATAAATTAAGCGTCAATCAATACGCCTTGCAGTTGAGCGTTTGACATAGTCAAGTTACCAGCCCAACCAATGATTCTATAAATAGCATCTTGGTTGATAGCTACACGCTCACGATCACCAATCAATTTGAAGTTACGTTCACGATGTGGACGGAGTTTCAAATATTCGGTGTTCAAGAAATACATATGCTTAGACGGGCAAGCACCACCAATACCGCCGTCATAAATTACGTCAGCACCTTTGAACTTCAAGTTCTCAAAACCGGCTTCACCCAATTTTGCATTAGTGAAACGCTGTTGAGGAACAAGAGAAGCCTCATAGGTTTTGAACATAGAGTCATCAGCTACAATCAAGTCAGGTTTGTCAGAACCACGAGAGCAAGCCAAGAACACACCGTTCATAGCTTCATAAATGGTGGATGCAGTCAAAGCACTTGCAGCAGTTGATGTTTGGTTACGCCAAAATTCGTTGCCTGAAGTAGCACGGTTAATGCCACCAACAGTTCCAGTAGTCGGATCATCAGCAACCAAAGCTTTCAAACCGGTCAACTGTTTACCGCTGTTGCCGGTACCATCAGAATAAATACCGACAGACATTTGGTTAGCCAAAGATTTTTCAGCATTTTTAATTTTGGCTTCCATCAAGTCGATTACTCTTTCACGACCGCTGTTCTTCAACAGTTCTTCACCCGAGCAACCAATCGGAGCAGCCAAGAGTTTCAACTCATATTCAGCGGCTGTGAATAATTGCGGGTTGTTGAATGTTAAAGTGTCGTAGCCAGAATACCAATATGTATCGCTCTCGCCATACTCTAATTCTTCTACAATTTTTGTCCCGCCAGAAATCGGACGGATGTTGCCACGTTCTTTCAAACGAGAAAGAAGAGCGTTGTTGTCTGTAACATTGTCTGCCAACTTACCTGTACGAGATTCGAGGGTAGTGGTCAGCAAGTTATCAAAGTTGACATTTCCTGCCATTGTTAATCTCCTAAATTATCATAGTTACGTTCAATTTCCTCACGCAACGACAACGCTTTAGCCTTTCCGTCATTTTTAGAACTCGGGTCAAATGCCGCAGTTTTGGCAACTTTTGCTTGAGTGGTTTTGGCACTCAATGCTTCTTTGGCTTTAGCATCAAGAAGTTTTTCCCTAACGCTCTCAACTCGCCAGATAGCTTGGTTATAAGCATCTTCCAAGTCTTTAGCCAAACCTGCCTTTAACAAGGTTTGCATCTCTGCGCGGACGTCTTCAAAATATCCGTGAACAGGATTTCCCGCCTCGTCTTTGGCATTAATAAAGTTGTCATATTCGCTTTTGGCACGCTCGTTCTCTCTAGACTGCAAATATCCCTGTAATTGGGAAATCTGTTGCCCATAAGCGTTTAGTTGCTTTTGTAAGGTGTCATCTGTGTTAGAAACGTTATAAATAGAGGATAATCTTGCCAACGTGGTCGCAGGATCATTACTCAAAGCCGTGGCAATTCCGTCCAAGATTTCTAAATAATCTTGAACATCCTTATAACCTTGGCTCGTCAACCTATCCTTGCGGTCGTTGTAGAATTTATCAATCCAGTTATATTGATTTCTAGCTTTGGACAGCCCTTGTTGGTATTCCTTTTCCCGCTCGTTCAGATATTTCTGCCATTCGGGTGAAAGTGTGTTAAAACTGTCCTTAAATTCTTGTCGGTAGCTATTAGGTGCGGTAATAACTTCAACCGGTTCCGGAGCCGGATCGTTATTCTCACTTGTAACCACTTCTTTTGGCTCGGTGCTTTGCTCTTCAGCTGAAGACCAAGCCTGTTCAATTTGATCTCTCAAATCTGTCATCTCCATATTTCCTTTTTATAATTGTGAATGAAGTCAGCCATTAATTCGTCAGACTGTGCTTTTTCAATAAAAAAACGGCGGTTCTTTAAGAACTCGCCGCTGTAATCACTTGCCATCGCTGAACCTGACCGCTTTAAGTATTCATCAATATCCTTTGAACACTCCGCCCAAGTCCCATCAGGCAACTGAAACTCTTCAAACATTAAAACCCTCTCACATATCCTGTTGTGATATTGGCATTAGCATCACGCCCTGCCTCAATTTCAGCCATTTTAAGGTCAAACTGCATATCAGCTTCCTTGTTAGCCATCATAACCTTATTGTCTTCAATTTCCTTTTTGAGCTGAACTTCTTGCTCTTTAATGGCGTTGGCTTCCTGTTTAACTAAAAGCTCGTTTTGGTTCTTTTGAACCTCGGCTTGAGCTTTCATCAAATCAGGATCCGGCTGTTCGGGTTCAGGTTGAGCCAAATTCTGTTCAATCTTTTTAAAGGTTTCATCAATAGCCGCCGCAAACTGTCTCGCACTAGGTAAAGTAACAACCAAAGATTCAACCATTTGCTTATATAAGCCCAATAAAGCCGGTTGCATTGAGATTGACTGGAATGATTGAGTAACAAACTCGTGAATCATCTTCACAGCCTCGGTGGTCTTTTCCATTTCCTCTGACTGTGTGAATGTGGTATCAGTTTCAACCCCCAAAGTCAGGTTTCTCAATTTCTCGGTCTTTAATAATTCAACCGCCATCATTCCTATTTCAGGATTATCAGCAAACTGAATTAACTGTTCAGCCGGCATCTGCTCACAGATGATTTCAGCCTTGATTTTAAGTATATCGGTTAAAAATCTTTGGAAGTCATTCTGTCGGTCTTGGTTTCTCAAAGTACCGAAGTTGGTCTTTTTAGTTACCGCAGTTGCTGTTTCATTCGGGTCAGAATTACCACGCATAATATCACTAACGCCGGTAATTTCATAAATTGCACCGATTAAATCTTGACGTCTTTGGGCAAGAGCTTCCAAAGTGTTGATATACTGTTCAATAGGAATAAAGTCCACAAAGCCAGCCAAACCGCCCTTTTCTCTGATTTTAGCAAAGTCAGAAACCTCAACCAAAGTAACGTCTTTGTTTAAGATGTTCGCCAGTTCGGGGAAAGAGCCATCATAGGCACCGGTTACCTTAAGGGCTTGCATTGTCAGTTTCATTCTATTGACAACCCCATCCAACTCGTCTAATTGAGCCTTAATTTCAGTGTAATCAGGTGTCGGAATAACCCCATTGTTTGCCAGCGTAGAAAATACCGGTTTCGGGAACGGGAAAAAGCCCTCAACATTTAGGACATCATCGTCAACCCGCAAGAATTTGTCTGTAACCTCTTTGGAAAGGTAAATAACCTTTTTATCCTTTTTATCCCAAATTCGATAAACTTTGGTCGGGCAATCTGCCTCGGTTTCTTCATCAGCAGAGGGGTCAAATAACAGGTCTTTTATGTCTTTACCAAACTGGTCAACAACTTCCTGCTTGGTCATATCAATAACTTGAGCAACCCAGTCCACATCTTCCCAAACTTTGACATTTTGAACATCACAAATTAGCTTCATCGGGTCGATGTAGTGAGTTTCAACCTTAACCTCGTCTAAAACTTCTTGCTCGACTATACCCAATTCAGTCGGCACGGCAACAGTCTTAAACTTTGGATTAAGTTTCTCATAAACCAAGCCCAAACCACTCAAGAGGAAGTCATTGCGGGCGTATTTAATAACACCGTCAAAATCTTGAGCTTCCAAATCCCAGTTTAATGCCTTTTCCAACATCGAGCAAGCAACATCCAAGACCGGATTTTGCTTTTTGTCTTTCCGCTGAATATACGGTGTCGGAGCTTTGAAGTAAATAAACGGTTTCAAAGTTTCGATAGAAGACCAAAAGATATTTTGCTTGTTCTTGTCGTTCTTGTTCAGGTAATATTTGCGGATTTCCTTAATCAAATCGTGGTATTTAGACCACTCTTTTTCGGCTTTGGTTATCCGATTAACCCATTTTAATGTTTCATTCATCATAAACACCCAGTAAAGAATTTTCCCTAACTGCAACTAAACCATCTAAAGCGGGCAAATCGTCCCACTTGAAATAAATAACGTGGTCGCCCTCTTTAACAGACTTAACCTGTTCCCCCACGCTGACCACATAGCCTGATTTAGTTTCATCGTGATCATCTAACTCAATAATTGTGCTTTTGGGTTTCTCATCAGGCTTGATGAACACCCTGTCCATTATTGCTCTCATTTTGTCCAAATCCTCCTGCTCTCTCGGTATTTCACTACACGGAGAGTTTTAACTAAATGATTGAAATTTAATAAAAATTATTTTTTGACAAAATCACCATCCCACGCTTGGTGAAGCTCTAAATAAACTCTCAATAGTAACTTGACCATTGCCATAGGTTTTAACTGTTCCATTGTCATATACAGGTTCAGCAAAGGTTAAAACAAAAGCGTCCGCCTTGTCAGGTGAACGCCCTATTCTTTCCTTAAGCCTGTCTTTCGGTTCTAACTGCAAACGCCCTTTTGAATCATAGCCCTTATTCACGGAGCAAAGGTCATCAGCTAACTCTTCATCATTAATCAGCTCAACATTGCCCTTAAGCCATTCGTTAGCCTCTGCCCACATCTCGGCACGTTTGTTAAAGTATCTGTCATCATTGATAGCCTTGCCACCAAAATTAACCCCTCGGACTATCTGCCCAAAACCTCGGTCAATAAGAATATCATAAACACCGGCACCCGTGTTGCCCATATCCAAGAACACCCTTGCAGGTTTATCCTCTCGGATAATATTCGTTAGTTTATTGGCAAGCTCAACGGTATCCATCTTGGAATATGCGGTCATTTTATTAACCAACCGCCCTCGCCGATAGCAAATAACTGTCTTGTCATCGCCATATCGTGCTATATCCACCCCGACAATCAGCGGAGAGGTTGAACTTGAAATCTTACCCACAAACGCATTGTGAACGTCTTTTGATGAAATCAGCTTTGTATCACCTTGGCTGACCGGAGCCCCTAACCAAATATGCTCATAATCGTCAGGGCTTTCTTCTTTGCACTTTTCAGCCAAGTATTTCATCTCTTCTGGACAATGCGGGTTGTCGTAATAGTTTACTTTCACAACCAACGTTCTGTCATCAGGATGCGAGGCAATAGCTTTCCAAATCGGATCGTTTTCGTTTTCACGGTTCATAGAAACCCATATTTCAGAGTTTGGCTTACGAATTGTCGGGTTCAGTATTTCCCAAGACTTTTTAGAAATTGACTGCCCCTCTTCAATCCAACAAATATCCACACCCTCGAGGGATTTGATATTCTGACTGTTTTGGTCTTTCAAGCCCTTAAAGATAAACCTCGTTCCTGTTACGCTGTTTCTGATTCCGTCTTCAAAAAACTGATATTCTTTCATCTCGTAGAATATCGCACGGTCTTGAAGTAGTTTATAAACTGAATCCTTGATTGAGTTTTGAACTTCACGGACACAAGCAATAAACAGAGGTCTTTCACTGCCCAAGAACAACAAGCAATCAGCAAAGGCATAACTTTTACCACCGGCACGACCGCCATAATAGAGTTTATTCCTCTTCTTCTGATTTATCAGCGGTAGAAATGGCGTTGCTATTTCCATCACTCTTGTCATTCTTTAGCTCCCTCAAAACTAAAGGTGGTAAATCGCCAACAAACTCGGTTTTATCTGTCGGTTTTTCCCCTATCGTATCTCTAATAAATTCTCCGGCGTATTTATCGCCTGTTTTTTCCCAACGTTCCAAAGTTGCAAGCAAACCGGAAGTTTCTTTATCAACTCCCTCTCTTATTTCAGACGGTAACGACATCAACAAAAGCAACTTTTCTTTCATTGAACGTCTTTTTGCACATATTTCAGCCCAAGCCTGACCGCCTGCAATCTGAATTTTCTTTGCTTCTTCTTTGGGTCGTTTGTTTAATGGTATTAAATTCTCATCGTTCATTGCATACTTTCCTTTCGGTGAAGATGCTGTTCCATTTCTCTTCAGGTATATCCGAATACCCGATTGATTTTCTGCCTGATGTTGTCAGGTCTTTTTGTTCCAAGTCATCAGATGGTGTCCAGTTATCCGGCACGATCTTTATCTTGGTCTTGTTTCCCTCTCGTATTTCAATTATCATTTTACCTCCAACCTCTCTCCTTAAAGGTGGGGCGGAAAAGAAAGGAACTTTTAAGGACTTTAGAAAAGGAGAATAAAAACCGCCCCAATAAAAAAAGCTCCGGCGAGAGAGGGATGACCGGAGCTTTCCTGCGTTCTGAAAGGAGGAGATTCAGAAAAAGAAATGCGACTTCTGACCTTTTGAGCCAAAAATCGCATTCTGACAATTCTTGTATCACGTTTTATAAAAACTGTCAATAGGGATTTTCCAAGTTATGCATAGCCCTGTATTTTCTCAAGCTCCAACGGACTGAAGCTATGTGTGCATTGAGTTTCTTGGCAATCTCAAAAGGCATATACCCCTCATTATACAGCTCAATGATTTTTCCGTAGTTTTCTTTTCTCGGTTGGCAGTTTGGTTGATTCCGCTTGGTGTAGATCCTTTTGTTCACGGATTCAACCTGAAGTTTCGCCGCAGCAATCGCAACTTCTAGCAGTTCGGGTGTCCTGTTCTTTCCCAAAAGACGATTAATGACACTCAAATATTTTCTTTCAACTTTTATCAGGTTGGATATATCGCAGTTTGTCCTATCTCCGTCTTTGAACATTATGACTTCATTTCGTTTCAAAGGTTCGTGGTTTTTCTCCCAAACAAGATGGTGCTTTAGTCTTTCGCCATCGCCAACCCTAACCCTGATATATCCGTCTTTGTCTATCCGCTCCGTGCCTAAAGGTTTGGTTAAAAAACTCGGTGTAACCTTTTTTCTCCGTCCTTGATACCACGCCTGAAGAGAACATAAGATTTTTAGTTCTATTTTCACCCCGAAACGATTCAATATCTCTGTTTGCAGGGCTTTGTTGCGTAAGGGAGAAACCTTAAGAAACTCCCTTACCTCTTGAGGATATTTATTCACAGATTATCGCTCCGTTCTTGTAGTTAGGAATCATTTTAGGTTTATCGTTGCCCATAGTTTTAGCCTTAATGTCTAGTGCAGTAGCGTTAATAATCTGTCCGGCGACACTACCCATTGCGTGGCACCGTTCAATCTCTTGTTCTAACTCTTCCCCTTTTAGGTTTGATGAGTTTAGTCTATCCAAAGCCTCAAACAGATATTCTCTCAAATCGTCCAAATTTTTCATAGTTTCTCCCCTCTCAAAAAATAAATATTGTTTTTTCGTGTAAATTTCTCTTTTTCTCTATCGCTCCACCATTGCCAGTCCTCAAGCATTGCATACATTGTCCCTTTTATTGGTCTTTCGCTATTGATAGCATTTAAAACCGCCGGAACAGACACCCCCTCAATCTTGGCAACTTCCCTCTGTGAGCGGTAGAGTTCTAATGTTTCGGCATTGATAACAATGCTTGCAAACATCTTTTCCACTCTTGCCAACTTCCGCCAAACGTTCATCGTTCATTTATAGCCTGTTTAACAGCTTTTTTGATCATATCATCAATCGCTTGGGAAAACTTAATCCAAAGCTCGGTGGCAAAGTCCATATCAACATCGTTGTCTATCACCATTCCGAGATATAGCCCTCGTTTTTTAAGCTCGCTCTTAACGTCATTGAGTGTCTTTCTGCCGAAATTCGGTTCTCTCAACAACTCTGCTTCTGTCTTGACCACAAGTTGCCCTATGGTCTTTATTCCCGCATTGTCGAGAGTATGATACCCCCTAACTGGTAGTTGCAACCCTCTTACGCTTTCTCTAAAAATTTCTCTCATATCTATCTCCTTTCTGTTTTTTTATCGCTCAATCTCATATTTTGTGGGCATATCTATAAAATCAACCTCAATAAACTGACAGCCCTTAATCTCGGGCTTGGTGTAAGTTATCCCATAGTGGTAAGCCAACTGGTCTAATCCCCTGCATAGATCCTCTTTCATCATCTCCATTTCGTGCCGGTATTGTTGAACGGTGGTTTTCTTTATCCCGACTTTTCTGTCGTTCAAAACAATCTCCCGAACCATAAACCACTCCCAATAATTCTCGATTGACCGGATTGCCTCATTGAACCTCTGCCGAGCCATTGCCACGCTTTCCGGCATTTCTTTCATATTTCCGCCATCAACCCTGTCGGCTTCAAAGTTGACCGCCTTGGCACTCGGAAAAGCCGATTTTGTAAAGTCAACAAACAGCCTCTGCCCTGCCTGAAACCTGTCTAAAGGGTGTATTCGCTTATCCCCAAAGCCAAGCCAACCCTTATCTCGGCACTTTTCCAACTGGCTCTTAAACCTCATTTCTCCACTCTCCAAATAGTTTTGACACAGTAATTTTTGTAATCAGGTATTTTTTTCATCACGATTTCTCGTCTTTTGTTCAGCAACGGCAACACTCTCAAGATCGTATTATTTGCCAGCTTGCAATAGCTCGCCTTTTGTTTGTTCGTGAGTTTTGCAAAGTCTTGCGGTTTTATCATCATTTCAAAGACCTCACCGCCTAGACTTTTAAGAATGTTGATTGCCGGTGTTTTAGTCCGTTCGTAATGATCCCTTGTCAGTTTTGCTACCGTTGAATGATCACGTCCGGCAAGCATAGACACAGCCTCAATGTTGTAGCCGTTCATCCTTAAGCAAGTCCAATAAAGAACTCTAGCGTTTGCAATTCCTTGTCGTCTTGACCGCCCGAGAATTTCCTTTTCACCAATGTGTGAAAAA